CGTGTACAGCTTGCCGTCGCGACCGGCCAGCCAGCCCGACTCTGCCTCGTGCGACAGGACACCCGAGTGGTTCTTCTCCCGATCCCACACCGACTCGGCGGTCTTGGCTATCTCGCCGTCGTCCATCGGGTCCGGCAGATTCTGGCCGATGTACTGCATCAGCTGCAGATAAGCGTCCTGCATCGGGCCCGGCCACAGCTTGGCCAGATGCCCGCCCACCTTGGTCAGCCAGTTGTTGCGTCCGCCCTCGCTAGGCGGATCCGCCAGCAGGCCGGTGAGCGTGCTGCCCGGCTCCCGCTTCTCCCGCGCCCGGTCCAGTGATTTAACGTTGGACGCAGTCGCGCGGGTGGGGTGGCGTAGGGCCTCCGGGACGTCGAGCAGCTCGCCGCCCGCCCACTCGTACGTACGTCCGGAAGCGTGTACGGACGGCGGGATCACTACACCACCCCCGTCCCCCCGCAGGTCGTACCCCAGTTCGTTATCGGAGTGGCTGGGCCACTCGCGGGCGTCGTCCGGCGGGATGCGGAAGTGCAGGTGGTAGCCCTTGCCAGTGGTGACCCGCAGTGCCCGGTCGTAGACCTTGGCCCCGATCTTGTCTCGCCAGTACTCTCCGGCCTCGGGCTTGTCGATGTCCAGCACCACCCGCTTGGACACCTGACCGCAGGCCATCCACAGCCCCTCGGCGTCGAACTGCGCGGCAGCCAGCTGGGGCCAGGGGTTGCGCCCCTTCTCGACCCAGGTTTTCTGCCACTTCACCCCCAGATCCCCAGGGTTCTTTCCTCCAGCGGGCAGGGGGAACACCCAGACCCCCTGCTCGAACAGCTCCAGCCACTGCTGCTCTACCCGCTCGTTACGCACACGCCCACCCGCTTAATTGTTGGAGAGACTAGGCCCGAGTGTATCGGAGATAGGGCAGCCCCCGCCGTCCGATACGGGAACGGCGGGGGCTGCGGTGTTTCTACGCCCGCGCGTCTAGAACAGCGGGACGTCTTCCTCGGCGGTCTTGGCCTTCGACTTGGCCTTGGCGCCACCGGACGCCGCCGGGGCGTCGGTCGTGGCCTGGTTGTGCGGCAGGACCTGCCGGATGTCGTTGCCGGTGTCTCCCTTGCGGGTGCCGCCGTCGATGATCTTCTGAACGATCATCAGCTTGACCGGCTTGCCGATCAGGTCGTCGGTGTTGGTGTCGGCCGGGTAGCCGAAGGCCTCGAAGACCTCCTTCAGCTTCCACAGCGCCTTCTCCGACAGCGACGTGTTCAGCCACTGCTGGCGGCCCTCGTAGCCCTCTTCGGTGATCTTGAAGGTCCACTTCCAGTAGGGACCGTTCGTGCCGTCCTTCACCTCCACCTCGCCGTCCAGCACGGCGTTGTAGATCCCCTCCGGGATCGGCTTGAAGGAGTCCTCGGCCTCTTCGACCTTGGTGGCGGTTGCGGTGCTCAGCTTGGGCATTTCGTGTATCCTCTCGCGGCGGCCAGTTCCGTCTGCTGGCCCCATAGTAATTGACAGCTTGCCAGGGAGTCAATCCCTATGCGGCAGCCGACTCCTGGTCGTCGGCGGGCTGGTTCTCGTCGAACTTCTCCGGCTGCGGGCCGGTGGGTTCCTCCGGCGCCGGGTCCGGCGTGCGCGAGGCCTGGATCCGGTCCAGGTACCGGGACTGGGTGGGGTCGGACCCCAGGTCCAGCTCCTCGAAGATCACCTGGTTCACCCGGTGGAACGACGGATCCGCCATCACCACCGGCAGACCGCCCAGGCGGTCCTTGCCCTTGTACTTGCCCACGTCCCGGAACACACCCAGGTACCCGGACGCGTCATCGATCGACGGGGCCTTCGAGCAGTATCCGACCACGTCCACGAAACCGCGCAGCTGGGTGCCGAACTTCGGCGGGAGCTGGGGCAGATACACCACCCCCTCCCCGTTCGCGTCGACGTCGCGCTTGGCCAGCGCGGTGAACGCGGTGTGGCACGGCAGATCGCGGAACCGGCGGGTGATCCGGCGCAGCTGCTCAGTCACGATGCCGCGCTCGGGGAGTTCGACTAGGAACTCGTTGTCGTCGACGTCCTGGATCAGGGACCCGTCGCGCGCGGTGACCTTCTTCACAGCCTTGGCGTGCCGAACGCCCACCTGCTCGGCGATCAGGGTATCGTGGATCTCGGTGATCGAGTCGAACACCACGCCCGCGACGTCGGCGCCGTCCTCCAGCTCCTGCTTGAGGTACCAGTAGAAGTCGTCGATGTCCTTGTAGCAGGCGATCGTCACCGGCCGGATCCGCTGGACCGGGATACCCAGCTTGCGCAGCGGCTTTTTCTTGGCGCCGGACTCGACGTCCAGCAGGTAGACCGTACCGAGATGAGCCATGGCGGCGGCGGCGGAGGTCTTGCCCGACCCGGGGTCGCCGTAGTACAGGATGTTCAGGTACTCGGCCATGTCGTCCAGCGACTGGTTGTACTTGTTCGGTTGTTCCACTCTGTTCTCTCTTGTTGGTTGATGTTGGTTTCTGTTTTATTCTCTTCTGTCTGCTTTGTGCGGCCGGGGTGGCAGCCGGAATCCAACCGGCTTAGCGACGGGAAAGACACCGGCGTCGGGAGATGAACCTAGAACCGACACCGGCGGAAAGCCGCCTGTACTCAGAACTGCGGAGGGATTCAGCTCCACAGTCCATCTGCCACCACCCCGACCTGTCCCTGACAGTGGACCCCGCAGACGGGCTGCCCTCTGGGAACACGGTGGGTACTGCACCGCCCGGCTATCGTCCCACACCGCCGGGCAGCCTG